GTGAGAGAACGCCTGATCGTTGCGATCACTCTTGAAACGAGTGGGATCTTGTGACATGGTCTGAGCCGATACGAAACGCTTCGCACCGTTGAAACCCAAACCATCTGCTCTGTGACCAGTCTCGGAACGGTTAGTTGTTCTCATCGTCTTCTGATGACTCGCCCTGGGTACCACACCAGACATACCCTGAGCACGACCAGGCATCGCTGGAAGACGCGAAGGAAGGTGTGCGGTAGTTTCGGGTTTGTTATGGGTCAACTGACCCACGAGAGCCGAGCGACCACCAGTGGTATCCGCGGCTGGACCAGATCGCCCTGGAAGTGTAGTGAGCTTATACTCACCCACATTGATAGGGTTCACACGGAACATTTGTTGGAAACCACCACTCGCTGGAGTATCGGAACCAACACCGAGGCCTGGACCGACCATTTGCTTCTCAATTGGGGAAAGGTTGTTCATACGACCTGTATCATACATACGATTTCTCATGTTCAGGACCTCCTGGCCACCACTCCTCTGTTGCATGGATATATCGGCGAAGCTTTCCATTTCTCTCTTTTGGGGGACTTCTACACGTGGTTCAAATTCACGTTCAGTAAATTCAGGAAAATCATTCTCATAAGTAATCTGAGGTTCTTGTGGCATCGTTTGCTGAACTGGTTCCAATTCTGGTTTAGATTTTCTACTCATAGATCTACCAGCAAAAATTAGACCAGCTATAGCTGCAAGTGAAATGGGATCCGCCATTCTTATTTTTTAGTAACATTTTTATTAGCGTATCTTTGTTGAAAGAGGCCGTTCTGGAGTTCCGCGCGAGTACTCATTGGTTCATAACCGATAGTGCGGAGGGGCACCTTGCACTCCATGTTGGCGAGTGGGAAGAGGTTACGTTCGTAGGTTGGTACAATAACCCGGTTGAAACGAGTGGTGGATTGTGGACGAAGTTGATCACTCACATCTATGAATTGCGCTGGAGATCCCTTACCCGCCATGTATGGAGAAGTTCCATACAACATAGTATTTGGACGACACGAACCACAATTGAGAGAACTGGGCTGAGGATAGACAAATATTTCTTCAGTAGCTCTCACAGATGGGAGAGCGCCAGTGTTTTGAACGATTGCAAGACCAGGTTGCAATTGGTATGCCATTATAGTATTACATGAGAATATTTAATTTAGGATGGACCGATTCCATGTCCCCGGTGAGAAACTCGGCTATCACCAGAGATATCAAGACCACCGAAAGCTTCTAATTGAACACCACGAGCATTTGGACTGCACATTTCTGGATTCGTCCGGCAATCGCGTTTATTTTTGGAACCATAACACCATTCAGCGAAAGAAGTCTGATCGCCTGGAATTTGAGAAACAGCAGTTGTTACGAACTGACGAGCATATGCATTTCTCTGTTGTGATGGGAGTGGAGACCGAGATCTACCTGCATCATATGGAATACGATCATCTAAATGCGCTTTGACAGATGACTTAACGGTTGGGTAATAACAGGCTTCAAGTCTGTTGGGGGCATCAGTGTAGTCAGTCATGAGTACATTACCCATTGGATTATCCACCGTAGGCATTTGACACCCCCTCCCATCACCACTTACGCTAAAACCATACCCCTCCTTCACCATTTTAGACTTATACATAACATAAAGAACACCTATAATAGTACCACCAAGGACAAAGATCCTTGGGTCACGACGTGTGAGGTAGATGATACAAGATGCATAAATTATAAAACGTGAAGAAGAGTTAATTCTGTCTTCTGGAGTTTGTTCATTATTAGGCCAGAACTGAAAGACCTCATCAGACTTGATAAGTTGCTGAGGATCGTCAAACCACGCCTTCATTTAATATACCATTAGGTTTATTTTTTGTTCATACCACCAAGCATACTACCCATCATCTTCATGAGTGCATCCTGGTCAAGTTCACCACCGTCGGTCTGCATCTTTTCGGCGACACCCTTTGCGATGCTCTCAATTTGGGAGAGTGTATCAGCTGGAATGGAGTTAATCGTCGTACCGAGCATGTATAGAGTCTGAAGATACTGCCAAGTCGCAGCCTTCGTAGCCTCACTCATACGAGACCAGTAACTCTTGATGTTGAGGTCCTTTAGAAAGTCAATAGTCTCAATCTCCTCCAAAAGAAAGGACTCATCCTTTCCAGAAATCTTTTCCGCGTAAGGAGTCACACCAGTCATGAAACCATCCACAATCATACGCGGGTTAGTCTGTTTAATCACCTCAAAAGATGCAGTCATCTTCTTGATGCCTTTTTCCTCTGGAAAAGTCTTGTGCAATTCCACAAGAAATTGGGAGAGCATGTCATTAAACGCACTGACAGAAGCCATTTTCTTATATAATACATGTAATCTTTAAGTTTAAAAAGGTTCATTAGAAATAGTCTCACGTTGTCCAACACCGTTAGACACTATGAAGAATACGAGAATAGCATTTAGGGCAGCTGGCTTGGTATACTTATTAAGTTCTAGTTTACCCTCGTTGTTCAGTTGAGCTTTGACATGAATGTAACCAGCGGTGATAACCGCGGCGATGAGTGCAGCGCTCATTGGATCTCTGAGATAGTCGGATAACTCCATTTAATTATACGCAGTTTTTTTTACACGGTGATCAGGTGCATCACCGAAAAGAACACCTTCATCTTCCTCTTCGGTGGCCTGAGGTAGAGCGGCTACTTCCGACATTAGACCTGGCTCCATCCCCATCTCAGGCTCCATAAATGGCTCTGGAGCCTGAACACCTGGGACAGTCTTGAACTCGTTCTCTAGACCAGTGGGTTGAACCTGTTCCTCCCCACCCATCATGGGTTCGTTTTCGGGGAGAGGTTCCGCCTCTGGCATCTCCTCGGGCTCATCAAACACATCGGGGTCCTCTGTATCTTGAACCTCGCCGTCAAGGTCAATATCACGGGTTTCTTGGGACATGTAGGTCTGAAGAATCTGTTGAATAGGGATCAGCTCTTTTACGGTGGCCTCAATGCAAGTGGACATACGCTGAGTGAGTTGATCGTCGCGAACATACTCACTTTGTTCATCGTGGAAGATGTAGGGATCCTTGTAAAGGTCCTTGGCAACATTATTGTAGCAGGTCTGGATGAAAACCTCGTTGGTTGGAAGTTTGAGACTAATTTTCTTATTGTCAGTCTTGAGACGGACCGCTGATAGAATCTTAGTACAGGCAACGAAAACCGCCGCTAGGAGGTCGTTGAACCACGCGCAACGATCCGCGATGTTGCTGGTGTGGTTAGCAGACATCTGGTTGGACCAATTGGGAACCTCCTTTAGAACTTTTTGGAACATAATTAGGGGTTTTCGTCCCTTAGAAAGCTTCGTCGCTTCGTTGTACATATCCTGAAATACTTCAATCATAACTGGACACATAATGAGGCAGAGTTGACCTAAGTACTCACGCTTAGCCTCTACCAATACATTTAAGTTATCCATTTATCATTGAGTGTGTTATTTTTTTAAGCCTTCCTACGCACTTCTCCTGTACTTATCAGCCATCTTCTTCAAGTTCATGAGGTCCGGGAAATCTGGTTCTTCCGATTCAACACTCTTATCTTTAGTCTTTTTGGGTACCACCCACGACACATAGATGTCGTATTCACTTATGAGTATCACATCAAACCCACCCAACTTAAATTGTCGTGCCACGTACCGCGCTGCTGCCGATCTATCAAATGTGGGACACCCAACTACAAACGCGGGTACTGTCAAAAATATCTGCTTGTGACCGAGTTCAACACATTGTTTTATTTTACGAGAAAACTGTTCGTATATTCGTTTATATATTTCCTTCTTGATCTGCTTTCTCTTTTCATCAATCCGTGTTACGTCATTGATGCTGATCATTACAATTACTGCAATTTATTTTTAGCCATTTCTAACTCACCGAGGGTGGGTGTAGCCTTCTCCTTGACAAGATCATATTTTACAAAATCCTTACCTGAAGCACCTTCCACGAAAGGAGCGATTTCAGCGGCTGATTCAACTTCGAGTGGTTGTGTGCGGAGAGATGTCAACTTCACGTTTCCGTTTATTACCTCAAAATAAGCCGCAACTGTAAAACCGAAGGAGAATCCACTATTTTTAACAGTCATGAATACACACTCATAGATCTCCTTATCTTCACCAATATACTTTTGGACGTTGATCGTCTCAATGATATACGTGCAGAGACCAGTACGCTTAGCGATCTCCTTGTTGGTTTGGAGGACAAATTCTTGCATCATGTCATTGTCAATACTGGCTTCCGCCTGGCGGTACCCAGAGAGGTTGGGTTTGGTATCGTCCAAGCGGATACTACCAGTTGGTTTAGTGTGTCCTGAAAATCCAAATATTTCCGTGAATGGCTCACGACGAACCGTGAGTAGCAGGACAATGGCAATAAGAACAATTGTCAAAGACCAGTTCATCATCTTTACTACTATGCGTTAATTTTTTTTTACAAAATACCCCTATACATATTAGATGTCTCTACTGATATATAGCCCCAGATGCAAACACTCTATGGAAGTTATTGACTACGTAAACAGACAACCACAGTTGAAGCAACTTGTTGGTTATCATAACATAAACACTCAGGGTATTCCACCTGCATACAAAAACAAAATCACAAGAGTCCCCACCATGCTCACTAAGAATGGTAAAGTTCTCGTGGGTGGTGAAATAAAAAACTGGTTAGACTCCCTCCTCCCTAATAAGGAAATTGGTAACTGGGGTTTCAGTGGATCCTGTTCAATGACGACCCTCGATAATGATGAAAATGAGTCTGAGATGTTCTCCCTGGATTCGTATGGTCAGTCTCTACAGCCAGCCATGACACGAGAACTCGAGGAAAAGATTGGCAAGGATGTGAGTAAAGGAGTTGCCTATTCAGACCAAACTAATTAAAGATAAAACGCGGAATATTTAGTAATATGAAATTGGTAACGATTCAGGCATCTGCTATCAAATCAACATTTGAAGTACTCAAAGACATTCTAAATGATGTGAACATCTACTTTCGTCCACAGGGTATGTACATCGTCACATTGGATACAGCGAGGACATCCCTAATTGATATGTTCCTCGCTGCTGACAACTTTGAGGAATATCACTGTGATCAAGAAGAGATTATCGCTGGCATTAACATATCAAACACTTTCAAACTTTTAAAGACTATCACAAACAACGATGTTCTCACAATTGCAATCAACTCTAAAGAATATATGGATATTGAGATTACGAGTGAATCGAAGAAAACGAGTACAACGTTTCAACTCAAACTCCTGGATATCAACGAGAGTCGTATTGAAGTCCCAGATGTTACCATGACGAGTAACACCATCCTACCCTCTGCAGACTTTCAGAGACTTTGTAGAGACATGTCAAACATTGGTACCGAAATTGAAATCACTAGGATTGGTAAAGAACTTCGGCTCCGATGCGAAGGTGACTTTGCAAATCAAGAGACATGCATTGAATGCCCGGAAGAGAGCCCCGAGATTAAGGGTCTCTACAGCCTGAAGTACCTGAATATCTTTACAAAGGCGACGAGTATGTGTGCGTCTGTGCAAATTATGCAGGAAGAAGGTAACAGATTCCTAATTCTAAAATACAATGTAGCAAATCTGGGAGAGGTGAAGTTTTACCTCGCGACAAAGGTTTCAGATGATATGTAACTAGGGAGTGCGAAGATCATCCGTATAATTTTGAGTTGTAAGAACAATTTTTTTCATACCCAATGAATTGGTAAGCATAATTTTTGGGAACCTCGTCTCAAGGGTTTTCCTGGTATAGTACAAAAAGTCTTCTAGACGTACCTTCTGACCATGAAAATCGTTTCTAGGACCGGCATAACGCTTAATCTTTTCTGTGATGTCCACCTGTGGTTTATCGTCGTGATCAACAATCCATGCGTGTCGTAGAGGAACGCTAAAGATCATATTATCCTGTTCATATTTACCGGGTATAAAGTTAATGTCTTGTGTGATAGCCTTGTATATTTTTCCACCGTAATAATACTTCACACGGAGAATAAGATTGTTCACATTTTGAGGAACGACCGTGTTTCTAAAGGGGTTGTTAGTTACATAACAGTGGTACTCGTCTAAAATACCATCCTTCCATGACCTGGCCTCCCGTTCCCAAAATTCATCCTCAATTTTATATTTCATATCATGATCAACCTTATACTCAAGTTCCTCTGATATAATACTATAATCCCTCGGTGTCGTTAATTGTTTATAAAGATATATAAGGGTACTTAAAAGTTTGAACAACATTCTTACGTATAGTAAAGATGAACTTTTTAAGTAAGTATAAAAATAAAGTTGATCATTGGACGACTCTCATAAAGGATGATCCTATAAATAAGAAGAAATATGAGAGTGATATGTCCGATTACATTATTAGTTGTATGCCATACATGAATCTATACGCTGACAC